TGTCGGCGATTTTGTTCGAGCGATGCTCGATGGTCGTCGCCATGATGTCCGACACGTTCGGGAACGCCGAAAGCACCAGACCCTGATTCGATAGGTAGCCGAACACCATCTGGTTGGCCTTCTCGGCGCAACCCTTGGCGAAGGCCAGAAGGACCCCGCCCGCAAGGGCGAGGAAGGACAGGAGAGATTTCTTCACGGTTGACTCCAAAGTGTTGAAAAAGAGAGGGGGGTGGGTTCAAGTTTGATGGGGGTCTCTCGATCCCACGCGCCCCTGAACTCGGGCTTCAACGACCTTGTAGGCTGGTCATCGACGCTTCGATTGCACTCCGAATATCATCACCAACAACTGGCGCCGTTCGCTGGGCTTCCGAGCTTGGGGCGACACTTACTGCTGCCGCCTTAGCTGTTGCTGCGATTTGGGCCTGTTGTTGGTTCGACTTCGTGGCGTTTCTTGCCTCGATCACCTGCCGAACCGGCTCATGCAGGAGTATAGCACGGTCGTACGCCGTCTGCAACCCCAGAACACCACCCCTTTTGCGTGCTACCTCGATCAGGTCGGCCATTGTGTCGGCCACATCATTGTAGAATTCATTCTTGGAAGCGAACTCTTGCAACTCCTGACTAACCTGAGTGTCGACTTGTTGGACCTGCGCCTGCTGTTGCTGGCGGTAGGGGGCAAGAGCAGCCTGGATCTCCCGTTGCACGAGCGTGCGCGGGTCATCCTGGGCTTGTTGAGTGCCCGCCAGATGGTTGTCCAGCATCCCCAAGTCGACGCCGAAGTTGCGGATGATGTCAGCGACCAGCCCGACCTTTTGGGCCGGCGTGCCGACCCGCAACAGAGCAGCGGACTGCATCATGTTGTTCACCGCCTGCATCGGGGTCGAATTCTCGGCAGCGATGAACCCCAGGTAAGGTTGCATGGTCTGCTGGAATTCGGACGCGAGCCGGCGAGCTTCCGTCGTGAACGACAGCGCCCGGGTCATTTCCCGTTCGCGCTTCGCCACTTCCTCACGGACCTGGATGGGGACATCCTTCCAGTGTTCCCGGGCGGCCGGCGTCCAGGTGCCCGGGGGCTTCGCCAGATGCTCCGGGACTTCCGGAGCCGGCGCGGCGGCCTTGGTAGGATCCGCCTCTCCCGGCTTCGGGGCCGGCATGATCACAGGCTTTTCACCCGTGGGCAGGGGCTCCTTGGGAGGGGTCTCGGCAGGGGTCGCCGGGGTCGGTGTACCGGCCACGGGCGCCGAGGCGACGGGCGGGGGCGGCGTGGGGGCCGCCGGGGCAGTCACAGCAGGGGGCGTGGGGGCCGCTGCCGGGGTCTCGGTGGCCGTGAAACTCTTCTCGATGGTCTCGCGCAGATCGTCGTCCATTTTCTAATCCTTTCGGTGGTCTTCAGGGAGGGGAAGGGGGCCCATCTTCGGACTTGGGAGGTTGCCCAAGCACTTCTTGTGGGTTAGCGGCGGTGAACTTGTTTTCGATGGTTTGCCCGATGGCTTCGGCAGTGGTCTTGACTGCTTGGGCGTGGGTGAGCTTGGTCTTCGCCTCGTCGAGCGGGGCAATCGGGGGCGGGGGCGGGGGGTTCTTGACCCGCTCTTCGGCAGCCTTGATGAACTGATCGAACACTCCCTCGACTTCGCGACCAGTCCGGAAGCTTGCAGCAGCCCAAGAGGCCAACTTGAGCAGGAATGGGGCCGCAGCCGGTTCGGCAGCAACGATCGGGGCCATGCTGGTGAAGAACTCCGCGATTGCGCGGATGTACCCCAGGCGGCCGTCACGCTCAGCATTGAACTCCGGAACTGCCATCGTGTCTGCATGGACCTGTACACGGTAGTTGAAGGTGGGGTCCTTGATCAGCTGGATGGCCTGTTGAGCCAGTCCGGCATCCGGAGTACTGCTGATGTTGGTCCGCATGAGGATCGTCTGCGGCTGGAATAGCTTCGTCTGGATCTTCGAGCGGATTTGGAGACCGTCTTGAACGAACGAGGCGACCTCCATCTGGAGGTATTGAAGCCTCACAGCCCCGTATTGGGCCTTCAGTTCCTGTGCGCCGAGGGTCTCGGAAGCCTTCGAAGCCCCCCGCATGATGTCCGAAATACCCGTCAGTTCGTAGATCTGGCTGACGAGGTCTTGCCGGACCACCCGAAGCTTTTCGAGGGCATTGACGATCATTTCAATGGGCACGAAGTCCATCGAACCCTTGAATCCACCCTTCTCCGAGAACTGGCTGAAGTTCTGGACGCCGATCATGGTGTTGTCGACGTTTTCTTCGAAGATCCGTGCGAGTTCCCGATTATTGTTGTCGTACGCCCCGACGACCTTGATGGCCCGTTCGAGTTGTGTGATCCGGTGGTTGACCCGATCCAACTCCTCGTATTGGTCCTGAATCATCAGGTAGTCGGAGCGGGGGATCACCGCAGTGGTCGAAGTGAGGGCCAGCAGGGGCTTCGGGCAGGGAAAGAAGTCCTTGAGAGCCCCCTGGAACGGGTCGGGGCGCTTGTCGAGCAGCAGTCCGAACCCCTTGGAGACCCAGTAGACGGTCCGGGTGCGCTTGCACCAGATTTCGTAGATGGTCGCGTAATGGACCGTGGAATGCTGATCGGTGGATTGCGCAACCGACCCCGAATCCCCCAGGAGGCCCTTGGTGTATGTCAGCTGGTTCGCAAGCTGGTCACCGAAGCGGGCGGTGGCATCCATGCGGGAGAGCTTGATCTTCCGAGCGACCCAGCGAACTTCGTTCCAGGTCCGAGCAGGGCTCCACAGGAAATCACGCCAGAACACGTAGTCCGTGAGCACTTCCTCATGGACCAGCTTGTCGAAGGTAGCAGCCGGGGTTGTTTCTTGGCCGGTTGCGGGATCGACGGTGGCCGGGATCTGGACCGTTTCGAATTTCGGGACATACCGGAACCACATTTGGGCACAGCCGGGCACCAAACGGTCTTGAACGCAGGAGCGGACGGTTGCGTCGAAGTCGTCATATTCCACCACCCGGAGCAAGCGCTCGAGCATCATTGCGGCGACCCGGGCGATATCGTCATCCTGGTCTTCGAACTCCCGGGTCACCAGGGGCTTCGGCTGGCGGGCATAAAGGGTCGACATCAGGATGTTCGTGTTGACCGTGAACAAGTTATACTTGTTGCTGGTCTCCGCCATCCCGCTTCGCTTGTCCAGGTAGCGGTCGACAACCTTCTCGCCTTGCTTGTGGAAGGAATCGAGTTCCTGTTCGGCCGCCTCGATCTCTTGGAGCCATGAATCCGACGAATTCGGGACGATCTGGGCCTGCTCCCGTTCCGCAGTGGTTTGGTTCTCGGGGATGTTGTTGCTCATATCAGGCCCTCGAAATCACAGATGATTGATAAGAATTGGCACACATCCAAGCCTCTTCCATGGTGAGGTCACCAAGAGTCTTGATCGCAGATTCGGGCTTCACATACGGAAGCGGGGGGCTATACGGGCGGGCCATGCAACCGTACCGGACAGCATCAGCAGCGTGGTCTTCAGCTGCGGTGTCGATATCATCGAGCATCACGGAGTCGCACGGCAACACCGGCAGGGTCCGGAGTAGGTGGGTGCAACAGTCCATAAAGAAGATCATGGGGTTGTCTTCTTCCCCGATGAGTCGCTTTCGGACTTGATCCCAACCCCCAAGGGCGCCGGTGCCAGCAACACGGCGATTGTCCGCACGGGTGAACCAAGCCCCAACTTTGGCCATTTCTTCAGCAATCGAAGGGCCGCCGTTCGTGGCAAAAGTCGCAGGGTCAATTTTGTGGAGGCCATTGTTGTCCGTGATGATCCGACGATCTTCGTTGACGCCTTCCGACTCCGCCTTGACGATGGCAGCGCCTACTTGCCCGGACGTCCAGCGACAGCCTTGGTTCGGGGTCCCATTCCAACCGTAAAGTTCCCGGTATAGAACGAGTGCGCCGCGAGGAATGATTCGATCGACGCCTGGAATAGGCTGTCCGTCAGCGACGGCCTGCCAGTAGTTGGCGAAGGGTCGAGCGGATCCCCAATCGTGTGAGCGGTATCGGACGGTCCAGCTGTCGGGGAGCTTGGCGGTGGGGATGACGTGTTTGTCACGACGGAACTCCTTGAAGTATTGGCCGACGACGACATCCCAATCACCGTCCAACCATGCCTTGACAAGCTCGTCATTGCCGGCCTGTCGAATCATTTCGATATATTCCGGGTCGTTCTTCATCAGATGGGGGTTGTCCGTCAACTTCGCCGGGATGTACACCCGGTAAGTCTTCCCACCATCTTGCGAGAACGGCGTCATTGCCGCAGCCGGGTCGATATATCGTGCCTTCACCCAGGTGTGGCCGGCTCCGCCCGGGTTCGCGGTCGCCTTCAGCTGACATGGCACGCCGTGTCCCGAGCGCAATGTGGACAGAAGTTTACGTACCGGTGACTCATTGGGGAAGTTGCCGATCTCTTCGACATATACTCGGGTATACTCATGCCCTTGGTAAAGCGCGGCATCATTGTCATTGTCGAGGTAACGGCACCGAAGAATCGCACCCTTTGGCGAAATAAATTGTTTCTTTCCCTCCATCCAAGAATGGCCAGCAGCAATAAGAATGTCTTTGGACTTCTCGATGAAATCGTCGAGTTCCACAAGAGTTCTGCGGAATACGATTCCTTTGGCGAGGCGCCCAAAACCTTCGCTATGTACCAGCCAGTCAAGGACAACGGCAAATGTTTTTCCGCCACCGCGAGCACCCCCGTACAACGTCTCCTTCGCGGCAGACGCTATGAACGACAGCTGCAAATGAGTGGGTTCGAGATTCACTTCTTGGCCAGATCTTGAATGGTGTCGTCTTTCTTCTGGCTCGAACGCGAGGACCCGAATTCGAAGCCGTAAACGTCCCTCACCGCCGAAGCCAGGACCCCAGCCACGAACATGATCGCATTGACAGCACGTTCAGGTAGTCCACTGTCGCGAGCAATAAAATAGACGCATAGAACGAGACCGCCAACAGCAAGAAAAGCGAGAATGTCAGCGCGCCAGTTGTAGCGGTTCGAAGTGACGAAAGCCACATCACGGGCCCGTGCGTTCTGTCGGTCCACCAGGAACGCTTTGTCCATCTCATATTCCATCTCCACAACTTTGGTGCGGAAAGCCATCTGCAGCTGGCGGTCAGCCTGAATCGCGGCAAGCGCTTCCGGGCCCGTGCCCTTGCCCGTGACTGCGGTGGCGATGTTCACGACCGTCGATGCAGCTTGCTCGGCCTTCTCGGACCCCGTGATCCACTTGATGAGTGAGGGCGCGAACTGCGCGAGGCCCATTGCGATGGTGATCGGATCCATGGTCAACCTTTCGGCATTTCGATGATGAGGGGAGCTTTGCCATGCTGCTCGGCCCACTGGTGGACATTCACGGGCGTGGCCGCACCCATATGGATATGAACAGCCGGTTGGCCGCCACCCTCATTCCCGCGACCGCCAGCGCCCTTGCCCTGGTAAAATCCGGCCACTTCTCCACGTGACTTTTCGGCATTCAGGGCCACCTTGAGTTCCCCCGTAACGATGGCCTGATCCCGAATCTCAGCAAGCATCCCCAGATGGGACCCGAGCGAAATGAGGGCCTGTTCGTTGACAAGCTCCTGTAGTTGCGCAATGCGCTTAGCAATCTCCGGGCGACAAAGAAGCTCCTTGCCCTTTGCAATTGCGTACTTGGCTTCAGATCCGTACGCAGCACGATAAGCAGCCCCGATGTTGCCGTTATACTCGATCACCCCGAGGGCGAACGTATCTTCGGCAGGAGTGAGTGCAACAAGCTCGGTAGACATCATTTGGGGACGGTGGGGGAATAGGTGTGGCCAACTGGCCCTATAGCAAACGTCCTTGCACATCCAGGCGGACTAACACCCTCCACCGTCCATGGCGGATTCTACCATGAGTGAGCGCTCACTGACAACGGTCGGAGGACCCTGTTCAGGGGACCCAGATTCTCAGGGCGTGTGTTTGTGGGCAAAAGCACCGGCGACGGTTCCTCTTTTTCTGCTCCCTGGCCTGCCGGTCGGAGGACCCGCGAAGCAAGCTCGACTTCCCCGCTTCCGAGTGTAAGTGAATGCTAACTGGGGGACCTTGGGTCAGTGAGTGCTAATTGGGGGGTTCGAAGTCCATGGTGCAGTGCAGCATCAGTAAGCGCTCAATACCCCTCCCGGCGTGGTCTGCCGTATGTAAGTGAGTGCCAACTGGGGGATACCCCACTCCACCCACTCCTACCCACTCCTATCTCTCTCCAGGGAGCCTCGTCATCGTATATCAGAGGGGGGATACCCCCCCAGTGAGTACTGACTGACCTCCGATATCGAGAGAGATAGGAGTGGGGTAGGAGTGGGGTCTCGCCGCCCGGTGTGAGTACCACTCCTACCCCACTCCTCGCTTGTAACAAGAGAAGGAGTGGGTCGACCTATTTCATGGCCTCTGCACCACGCTGGTGCATCCGGGGCCTGTGTCCGCCCGCCATATATATAGGAGTGGGGTGGAGGGGGTGTTGCCCCTGCGCCACGGTCCACGGCCTGATGTCAGTCAGTCCTTACTCTCATGCTGCACTGCACCATCGACCCTCTGGCACGGGTCTTGCCTTCCGTGCCCCGTTGGTTTCACGCTACGTTTCACGGCCTGTGGTGGATTGGCACGAGTCTTGCCTGTTGCGTCTGCACCACTGGCACGAGTCTTGAGTAGGTACAAGCCTTGTCAGTTAGTGGTTCCTCATCTTGTCATGTTAGCGCGTGCTCATGTCACACCAGACCCTGGCACGAGTCTTGAGTATACCCTCCAAAGGCTGGCACGGCACATGCTACTTTTTTGTGTTTCCTGAGTACGCGAGCCGGCGCTTCCGGCCATAGCCCAATAGGAGCCTGTGATGACGAAATCCCGTGGAACCCCCCGCGCCCCGCGCCTCGACGCCGAGCAGATCGCCACCGAATCCAAGCGCCAAGCAGCCGCGAAGCGCGCGTCCCGCAAGGCGTTGCGTGAGAGCAACAAGGCCGAGACCCCGGCCCCCGAACAGGTCCAAGCACCCCAGGCCGAACAGCCGACCGAGACCCCGGCCCCCGAGGCGAACGTGGATCACGCCGCCGTTGTGGCGACGCAACGCGTCGACTGGGAAGCGCTCGGGTCCGAAGGCACCTTCGAAGCCTATCTCGCGGCGCAGGGCTACAACGCCGATGGGTCCGCATCGACTCACACCGAGGAAGCGGCCGAGAAGGTCGTGTCCCCCGCAACCCTCTCCATGCGCGGCCTGCATACGGCAGCCAAGCACTACGTACGCGGAATCCACAATGGCGACGCCCTCGCGACCGCCTTGGACGGCCTGTCCCGTGCCGACGTCATCGCCTGCCTGATCGAAGCGATGGGTCTGCCCGGCAATCCCTATCTGGCGCTCAATCCCGGCCAGCAGTCCATGAACCTGCGTAACAAGGCACGCGGCTTCATGAAGATCGACGCAGCCGCCTTCCTCGCCAAGGTTGAAGCCTACAAGGCTCGCATCGCCCCGACCACCAAGGAGCAGCAGTGATGGATGACTTCGGTAATGCAATCAATTACGCCTTTGACGTATTCGGCGTGCGGGCGCAATTTCGCATCTCTATGCAAGCCTATGGCTGGCAAGCGACCCCCTCGCGTCTGTCTGCTGGTTTTGCGGTCGACTGCTGACGGGGGAGTGATTCTTATGGACTTCTTTTCCAAGACGATGACCAAGGAAGAATTCGAGCTTCGGCGCCTCAAGGAGTGCGAGGCGGCATGGCAGGCCGTCTTCAATCTCCTGCTCGAAATCGACCCGGAATTCTGCCACATCCCAGGCGTGTCTGGTAAGGAATGCGCCCTGCGCAAGATCAAGGCACTTGCGCAACCCCGGCCCCCCGTGTTATAATCGGGGCTCATAGTCACCAATAGGAGATCCTGGAATGAACATCTTCACCCACCTTTCCACGTGCATGGAAGCCGATGACGTCTGGCCGCTCGATGAAGATGGCAAGCCCCTGCCGCTGACAGACGCCGACCGTGACCGGATCTTCGGAATGGCTCGGGCAGTCTGTGAAGCACACGCCATGCCTGCTCAAAAAGCCGACTGGGCTGCGGGGCGGTGTGAATTGGTTGCCGCCTTCAATCCGTTCGATGAGTGTGTCTGGCAAGATACGACCCGGTGTGGCATCGTGTCGGTTCACGCCGAAGTGTTGCGAGAATCCGCCTACGTACTGTTCCTGGCCCAGAGTTGATAGACCCCGAGCGTCGCGTGCGGCGCTTCGGTCTGGCAATCCCGCCAGTTCACCAGGAGAATAGAATGCAAGTCGTCTGCCGTTTTGGTTCGTACGAAGACTGGACCGCTGATCTGTCCGGCGCTGAACTCGAAGTGCTGTCCCGTGTGATGGGCAAGATGCGCCGTGCCGATGACGAACAGGTCGAGTTCGTCGAGTACCTCATCGTGAAGCACGACGAACCCATCAAGTTCACCGCCAAGGTCGTGACCTCCCGATTGGCTAGCCGTGATGAAGTCGAGCACGCTCGTGTGACGGTCAAGACCGAACGAATCGCCAGCGCAGTCGAGATCCTGCGTGGGAAGGCTGATCTCTGGGATACGTTCACTCCCGAGCGTGAAGAGGCTGTGAAGAACTTCCTGAGCCAGATGTACTACCAAGACGTGATCGATTCGAAGGAGCACAAGTCGGCGACCGTCGCCCAGATCGAAGATGATGGCGTCGTGATCGGCGTCGATGGCCTGATCTTCAAGGTCAAGAACGACGGCACGTACGCCCGCTGAAATCATGGACCTCAGCATCCTCATCCTTGTGTCGGCGATCGAGGTCCTTCTCGCCCTCCCCCTCGTGTTTAACTGGAGACTGAAATGACCAAGCAAATCAAAGCACGCGCCGTGTTCGGTGAAATCGCCTACGCTGACAATGCTGTGACCGAAGATCCGGCCCTGAATCACATGGTTATCTCCATCGAAGGGCTCGAGCCCGTGATCGATCCGGATACCGCACGTTGGAATGGTGAATTCATCTTGCACGGCGTCAAGCCCCAGGATCCGAGCGCGTACATCGACTTCGAAGCACTCCGTGAAGCGTTCGAGAAGATGGACCCGATGATGCAAGACGACGCACACAAAGCGGTTGTTCGGGCCGTCCAGGCCCATCTGCTGGCGCGTGTCCTGGCCGAGCGCATCAAGCTCGTCTGAACCCCGGCCTAGGGGGTTGACGCCCTCGGGCCCCCGTGTTTTAATCGGGGCTCATAGCCCCCCTCAATAGGAGATTCTCATGAACACCCGCTTCGCAATCGCCCTGGTTCTCGTGTCGCTTTCCGCCTGTGGTGGTGGCGATTTCGAACCCGAAGAGCCCGCCAAGCCGACCGACTGCGTGGCCTGGATCAAAGCACACCCGCGCCCGAATGGAGCCGGCGTGATCGCGGCTGACGTCGGCGTCTGGTTCGCGACGGTCCCGCACGAATGCCGTGGGCAGATCTGAATGTATTTTCAGCTACTCCTCACCGGCAAGGTCTACATCGTGGGCACGATGGAACTTCGGTTCCCCGGGTTCGAACCCCAGCGAAGGTGGGTGTTTACTCGGGTGACTGAATACGGCAACATCGTCCAGGACGACCAGCCGATGGAATGTCCGATTCAGGGCCCGCGCCAAGCCATGATCGACGGCATGCGCGCGACCGGATTCAAACTTCTGGAGAAATTCCCATGAGTGAGACTGAAGTCAAGAAAGCCTGCACGATTCGTGTGAAGATCACGGACCCGGCCATGGCGGAAATCTCCGGGCGCCCGGACCTGCAAGTCTGGTTCGCATCGGGTTGGAAGATGGCTGAAGAGACGCCGGCCCAGGCCGTCGCTCGCTTCAATCGTCTGGCCAAGCGCCTGGGCAGCAGCGCGACCTACGAACTGGCGACCGAGGAACAGTACTGGGAGTACCGGAACCGTACTTGAACAAATCCATGAATTAGGGGATTGACGTCCCCTACAGCATGTGTTTTAATAGTGGTATAGGTCAATAGGAGATTCTATGAACCGAATGAGAGCCCTTCCCCCGTCCACGCCGCTCGACGCGGTCATGAACGCGGCCATTCGCTATCGCGCGATCGTTCACAACCGCGAGGTTGATTCGACCCCCGAGCAGCAGCGTGACTGGGATGAACGTGTCGGGCTCGCCGAGGTCGCGCTGGAGAAGGCGCTCTTGGAAGCAGGCGCCATGGGCGAGGAAGACGGCATCGAATCGATCTCGACCGAGAATCGTGACGTCACCGTACTCTTCGACGACATGTCCATGTACATCATTCACACCTGAGGGGGGCCCATGTTCCATCTGCTGAAGCGCTTCATCTACTGGCTCGACACGTACGGGCTGCCGACTTCGAGGACCGGCCCGAAGCGTTGGTGTGAGAAGTGTCAGGGGTACACCATCCCGATGAATGGCCGACAATGCGGTCACCAATAATCATGAAGATTAGGAAGGGCTCGAGCGCAGCTATCCTGCTCGCATCTGCGCTTGCGATTCACAAAAGCGGGCATTCCAAACCCTTCATTGTGGAACCCTGGAGAGAGATCATGAATAGTGGACAAGAACTGCCCGAAGGCTTTGGCCGACGAGCGACTGACAGAATCCCCGCTGCCGCTCTGCTGGAGAAGGCCGCGGAAATCATCGGGCAGAAGCCCAAAACCACCGAAGGAGAAACCATGCCAGCAGCACTCGCGAAAGAGAAGCAAGCCGCCCTGAAGAAGGCCCAGAAGGAGAAGGGCATCACGGCGCCGAAGCACGAATCCCAGTTCCGCCCGGACCCGAAGGATCCGTTCGGCGTGGCCGCAAAGGCAGCGGGTAAACCCGTTGACGAAGCCACTGGGCGTGTGGTAGAATCCGTTCACGGCAATGACGCCGGAACTGGAGAATCCAACATGACCGCCGAGACCACCACCAAGACCAAGGCCGAACTCGACGCCGAGCGCGTTCAGGCCGCGATGGCCGCCAAGCAAGCCAAGATCGACGCGAAGGCGAAGGCCGACGCCGACCGTGCCGAGAAGAAGGCCCAGGCCGAGAAGGAGAAGGCCGCCGCCAAGGAGAAGCGTGAAGCCGACGCACAAGCCCGTCGCGAAGCGAAGGACGCCGAGCGTGCAGCCCAGCTGTCCGGCACGAACCGCACCTACACCGGCTCGATGCTCGCGCTGGCCGAGAAGGTCAAGGCCGGCGCCTACGTGAAGGGTGCGCATGGCCAGCTTCGCTCGAACGACGAACTGGCACAGGCGCTGGACTTCGTGCCCCCGGCCAACGTGGTGAAGCTCGGCATGCTGGTCCTGGGCGAACCGACCAACAAGTACGCCTCGCTGAACGTCGGCCAGCAGTCCATGAACTACCGCAACCGCCTGCGCGGCGCGATCAAGTCCGGCCTGAAGGTCGGCGAACAGGTCGTGACGCTGGACTTCATCAAGGAAATTCGCGATCGCGAAAACCTGACGGTCGAGCCGACGCCCAAGAAGGCGCCGGTCGTGAAGACCGCCGAGACCGCCGCGCCCGCCACCGAAGGCGAAGCGCCGGCTGCAGCCGAGAAGCCCAAGAAGGGCAAGAAGGCTCCGGCTCCCGCGGTCACAGATGCTGGCGCCAACGTGGGGCTGCCGGCCTGAGCGACGGGGGAGTTATGAACCCCCTTCTGCTCACATTGTTTTCGGCACGTGGTCTGGGGCCACGCACGTCGATGACCAAAGCCTGAAGCACGAGACTGGCCCCGTGATTGATCCCACCGAATCACGGGGCCTTTCTGTATTCGATAGTTCCAATAGGAGATCTCCCATGGCACAGCCCCGCCCGATCACGACGCTCTATTCCAAGGATTCGAACCGTCGGGTCAGCTTTGGCACGTCCCAGCGCACCGGTCGCGCCACTTCCGTGGTCGCCGCCATCCAGGCCGGCTTCCGTCGGGTCTCGCAGAAGGACTTCAACCGCTGCGACATCTACAACCGATACGGCGCCCACATCTGGTCGGTCATCCGTTTTCCGAACATCGGCATCGCAGTCATCCCGGCGAATGTACCATTCTCGATGTACACCGACGACGACAAACCGATGAAGCACCACCGGGTCGCTTCGAAGCAGTCTGCGTACGAAGCCGGCCACAGCCTCTTTTCCCTGCCCCGTTCCACCCCCCACTAGGAGAACGTATGTACGATCAGTACAAGCCCAACCCGTATCATAAGCGCCGGGAGAAGATCCCGCGCGAATGGAAGCGCATGCCGCTGATGACGCGGCCCATTCTCACCCACGAACAGGCGCAGACCCTGCTGCGGAATGAAGCCAAGCGGGTGGCGATTCTGATGCAGGCACGCCGGCACGACGAACCGTTGAAGGAGGCTGCATAAAATGGCAACCGATGCAGAAAAGATCGCGCAGTGGAACGCCATCGAAGTTCTCCTGGCGCGCAATCAGGTCCCGGCGCAGGCTTCCGATCCGGCCGGTGAAACAATCGATCTGACGCAGGTTGGCCGGATCCTGTGGATTCTGGACCGGATTCGCCGGGCGGAAGACAAGGCCCAGCAGTCGGCAGCTGAACTCCAGCGCTGCGTTCAGGCACACAACGAACTGGCTTCGGACACCATCGGGGCGCTGCGTGAATCGCTTGGCCCCATGTCAGCCTTCTCGATCCTGAATTCGGCTCGTGCAGTTGTCACGGCGACCATCACCAAGTTCGAGAACAAGGTTCTCATGGCGAGGCAATCGTGAACCAGCAGGAACAGATCGAATTCCTCGACGTTCAGCGTCAGCAGTGGCAAAACAACACGATGCTGGCGCTGTTCAAGCACTTCCGGACGAATGGCCAGATTGTGAAACGGCTGATCGATTCAGCCGAATCCGCGCAGAAGCCGTTCGACATCATCGGCACACTGTCCATGAAGATCACGAACGACGATCTCATCGGGCTGCGTCAGCTGTTCGGTGTCGGTGAGCACCCGACCATCCTCATGTTGGGCAGTTCGGACGGCATCGAGTTGCGCCTCATGCCTATGGCCGAGGCGGACAAGATGATCAAGGCGCAACACGAGCGTCGAGCCCAGGTCCCGGTCGAGGCTGTGCGAAAGGCGATCTCGACACGGAAGTAAAGGGGTTGACAGCCCTACCGGGGGGTGGTATACTACGTATGTGGTCCAGGCCACCCCTCAATAGTTTTGAATAGGAGTTCCCCATGAATCCCCAACTCAAAGTCGTGAATATGGCTGAAGAGAAGCTCATCAAAGTCGTGCTGGCCAATCAGTACGGCCAAGAAGTGATCAAGCCCGCGAGCCCGGAAGCTGAACTCTTCTGCGAGATCGCCGGCACCAAGACCCTGACCCGACGTCTGGTCGACCAGATCAAGCGCCTGGGTTACCGAGTCGAAGTCCTTCCGACCCAACCGACGGAGCTTTGATCGTGAACGACGATTGGGAACTGGAATTTTCCTGTCGTTGCTCGTCCGAGAAGGCGATCACCGAAGCCTTCATCGAGGCTCGCTGGTTCTGCCTCTTCAGTCACCCTCTGATTGAAGGCCGATTCGAGTTCAACGTGCCCGGGGCCCCCATGCTGGGCCGCGAGATCCGTGCGCCGAGGGCCCGTCTGGCCCTCCCGCTGCCCCCGCTCGTGCCTCGGATGCCGAGCCTGGGGCCCTGACACCCACCCGGCCCCGCGAGGGGCCTCTCAAGGAGTATCTCCGATGCAGATCGTTGTCCCCCCGAATATGCGCCTGACCCACGGTGTTCTGTGTGAACAGCTGGAACAGGAGGAAGCCCGGATTCCTTACGCCTACCAAGATTCCGAGGGCAAATGGACCATCGGCGTCGGCTGCCTGATCGATAAGAATGGCGGCGGTCTTTACGACGAGGAGATCGAGTTCATCTTCATGAACCGGGTCCACAAGGGCATCGAGCAGGTCAACAAACAATTTCCCTGGGTGGTCGCCCTCAATGACCCCCGCAAAGCTGTGATCTATGGCATGCGTTTCCAGATGGGTCTCGGCGGCTTGCTCAAGTTCAAGAAATTTCTGCAGGCGGCCCAATCAACGGCCCAGGGCGGGACCCTTGCCCCGGCTGACGCCGCCCGGGAGATGAAGGACAGCCTATGGTACAAGCAGACCCCCAAGCGGGTCGAACGTCTGGCCAAACAGTTCGAAACCGGCGAATGGGTGTTGCAAAAATGAAACCTGGACTGACCAATCCTGCTGAAATGCGGAAGGCACTCTACGAAATGGAGTACGATAGGTCTTATACTCCGGCAGCGAGGATTGCCCATAATTGCCGCCACACAGCAATCCATCTGGGCATGTCCGGAGAAGACAGAATGACCTTGCTGGCGTATCAGCTGGCGCTCTGCTGCGAAGATCTATTTAAGCAAGTGCTCGATTCGGCGATGCTCGATATCAGCACCAAGCCAATCATCATGAAAGCCTCCGATGTGCCCCCCGCCACCCCCTAAGTGGCACCGCTTCAAGGGCACCAAGCAAGTCAAAATCATCAAAGTCCGGGACCCAATGATGTGGTACCGGGGTCGAGTTGGGGAAACCATCAATGTCGTTCGCGTCGACCGAGAAGGCTTTTGGGCCCGAGAGCCTGCCGGATACATCAACATCATCCGTTTCGAGGACGCCGAAGTATGCGACCCTGCTCCAAAGGATCCTCGCAAATGCGAAGCCGGTCTCTGAGTCGGAAACTAGCTGCCGGCTTTGGGCCGGAGACATTCGATCAAATTACCCACGACTTACTCTCTGGTGCCCAGAACGGAAGGAAAACATCTCCGTTTCCGCCACACGAGCTTGTCTCATTGCGGTGGAACTGGGCTCCGAGCGGGAATGGTTCTGGGACCTTTACCGCCACTATTCGTTTTCGGGTCTGGAAGCAGAACACAACTGCCGGCACCCCTGGTGCGTGAACCCGGACCACCTTGAATGGCTCACCAAGCACGAAAACCTCGCACGCCGGGTGTTTGACAACGCTCGGGGAATCCGATGAAGAAACATCTACAACTTCCCCCGGAATATGAATCAAATCAAAGTGACCTTCGATCTGAAGACCAAGAAATTGGTGATGGCGTCGGCGTTTCATCTGGCGGACGTAATGCGGGAGTTCCCCAGCCGCCGATTCGACCCCAAGACCAAGACTTGGCGGATGCCCCTAGTGGCAGCGAATGTCCGTCACTTCCACTCGGTGAGCCACAAATACAGCTTCTCGCTGAGCCCCGAAGCTTTGACGGCAATTCAGGATCACGAGAAACTCTCGTCTGGCCCGAGTTATATCCCCTTCCCGAGGCATGTCTACAGCTTCGGGAACCTGAGCCCCTTCCAGCATCAAGACGAAATGTTGGACATGGCTTGGAATCTACCGGCCGTGGCGTGGTTTGCCGAAATGGGGACTGGCAAAACGTTTGCCACAATCCACCTCGCATTTGCCCGATTCAAGGCTGGGTTGATCGATCGTCTGTGCATTGTAGCTCCTTCGACCCTGAGGCGAACGTGGTTGAAGGAACTTGCAAAGTATGCAACCAGCGAATACGACTATCGTATTCACAGTACTTCGGACAGGGGGTACGCTGAATGGTGCAAGACGAGCGACCCTGGTACGCTAAAAATCCTTGGTGTAAGTGTGGAAGGTTTGGGTGTATCGCAAGGGCTGTACGAATCCGCCACAATGTTTATCCGGGGCCGGACGATGACGGTCGTGGACGAGAGCAGCCGGATCAAGAACCCAAAGGCGTTGAGGACCGAGCGTACAATCCAGATCGGGGCGGCGAGTACCTATCGACTGGTACTGAATGGCACTCCTATCGCTTTGGGCATTCAGGACTTGTGGAGTCAGTACGAATTCCTCGATCCGAATATTCTCGGGACGGGGGACTACTGGGCGTACAAGACCCGTTACATCACGATGGGGGGGTACGAGGACAAGCAGATTGTCGGGTATCAGAACGTCGAAGAATTGATGAAGCTGATCACTCCGTATACCAAGGAGGTCAGCAAGAAGCTGCTCAATCTCCCGGAGAAGATCCCGAAGACCATTTTTGTTGAGGCCACTGATGAACAACGCAAGCTCTTCAAGCTCATCACCAAAGGCATCGGTGAGGAGGATTCGCCTCTCATCAAAGTGGAAAACACGCTCGAACGGATGCTCCGTCTACGGCAGGTGGTGGGTGGATACCTTCCGCGTGGACGACTCGTGGAGAAAGTTGTTGATGGTGTGGCGTGTGAAGAGATTGAGACAACAATCGAACCGCTGGCGAAAAACCCCAAGATGGACGCACTCTTCGAAATGATCGAGGCGCACCGGTTGGGGTCCAAATTTATTATCTGGAGCACGTTCGTTCATGAGATCGAATACATCGCCGACACGCTTGCGAAGAAATATGGCCCTGAATCGGTCGCTACGTACTACGGGAAAACCCCGATGGAAGAACGAAGCAAGATCGAGGATGCATACTGCAATAGCCCGGCTCTACGATTCTTTGTGGGCAATCCAACGGCCGCCGGCTTGGGCCTCACCCTCATTTCGGGCGAGAACGATGTTATGGTGTATTATTCAGGCACCAATGCATTCATTGATCGTGCCCAATCAGAAGATCGTGCCCATCGTATTGGACAGCGAAATTCAGTCGTCGTCGTCGACCTCGTTATGGAACGATCAGTTGACGAAATTATTCAAGCGTCTATTGTCATGAAGCTGGATATCGACCAGTACGTCAAGAAGTGTATCGCCGAGGGCTCTGACGTCTATCTCAAGATCTTGGCGGGTGAAAGGGGAATGGAACTATGAAAGATCATATTCTGATGTTGACTCGTACTAATGATCAGGCGAAAGACTTGTTTCATGAATGCGCCAATGAGTGTCGACGTCTGAGCGACGCGGACAAAAAATTCTGGTGGGTTGCGTCCTACAACGATTACAGGATCGAGACCGACGACACGGTCTACAGATTCCGATACGTTGGTACTTTCGAAGACCTTGACCTGTTTGCTGGATACGTATTTTGCACTGTCGTTAACTTTGGCGCCCACTGGCGGGCCTACTCGGCGCTGCAAGAAAGAGTCCGCTGGCCCATCTAGACAGACCCCCCATCCCCCTGGTATACTGCCAGTCCATCGCCACCATAGGAGCTAGCCAAATGATTACTGAGAAGCGCCCCACCGTATGGGTGCTCAAGGAACAAATGCGATCGGCGGAACACGCTGCACGCACAATGGATTACACCCCGGCCATGAAGTTCGGAGATCTCCGCTTCGTGACCGAGTTTGATCCCCCCCTCCATCCCCATTCGACCGTCTACGCCAATTGGGAGCGTGCGGTGTCGGATTTCTGCCACGAATTCGACGAGACCCGGGACTTCATCATCTGTACCGGGCAACCGACCGCCATCTTCATGATCGGTTTCCATCTGGCCAATTGGGGGAAGAAGCCCCAATTCCTGGTGTGGCGCCGGCAGGACGGCCAATATGTGCCGGCCCAAGGTGGCCTGTCCCCCAAAGCAGTCGAGGCGGCCCTCAGCCACCATCTGCAAGTCCCGGTGGAGGTGGTGTAATGACAATGGATACCCTGCGCGAGAAATGCGCGTCGATGAAGAGCCTCCAGGACCACAAGGATGACCTGGAAGAGCAGCTGAAGGACATCAATCAGAAGCTGGACAACCTCCGGATGCGAGAAATCCCCGAACTCATGGAGAGCCTGGAGGTCAAGACTGCGACTTTCCAAGGCTTGGGGCGGGTTCAGCTTGCGGCGGATGTATACGCATCAACTCGCGAAGGTAAGAAGGAAGATGCCTTCAGCTGGCTCCGTGATTGTGGTTATGAAGGCATGATCACGGAAACCGTCAATGCCTCCACCCTCAAGGCCCTCTTCCGGCGTATGCTGAAAGAGGGCATCGAAATCCCGGACGAAATCTTTGCTGTCACGCCTTTCATCCGGGCATCTATCGTCAAGGCGTGACCACAACTACCGAGAGAAACCAATGAACGAAGAGAACTGCAGAACCAACCAAGCCACCGACAACAAATACGCGACCCCCGCAGAAGGCGCTCTCTGCGGCGCTGCCATCGGGATCGGTTCAACCATTCGGGCGCAGACTGTCGCAGAATATCTGCAGCAACAGATCGACGACGCGGCTGAGAAGATCATCTGGTACCGCAACCGGCTGAAATCGATGTCCAAGCAGGACCTCTACAAGTCGGTCGACCAGTACGAGCAGTCCAAGAGCCTGCATCCCCCGTACCCCTTTTGATCCCCAAGGCTCGCTGGAACTTGTGGCGACAGCGAGCCTATCATCCAGCCACTAGAACCTAGGAAATTGAAATGGCTACCAGCAAAGCAGTTGCAGTGAAGCAGAACCACGAAGTCGCAGCTTTCTCGGACGAAGTCCCGGAGTACTTGCGCGGTCAAACCGGCAATCGTGGATCGGAAGACGTCGGCAGCAAGGACGTCGCCCTCCCCCGACTGGAAATCGTGCAATCGCAGTCCCCGATCAAGGAGACCAATGAAGATGCCCGTGAAGGGATGTTCTTCAACTCCGCGACCGGTGATCTGCTCGGTGATACGGTCTACTTCGTGCCGGTCTATTACCGTACCGAGTACCTGATCTGGAAGGATAAGGATTCGGGTGGTGGATTCTTCGGCGCATACCCCACCGAAGACGAAGCCCGGGTCAAGCGTCTGGAAGTGATCGAAGGTGGTGAAGACGAGGATCTGATCGAAATCGTCGACACGCCGATCCATTACGGCCTGATGGTCTTCCCGGATGGACGGACCCCGCAACAGATCGTGATTTCGATGGCCAAGTCCAAGGCCAAGGTCTCGCGCAAATGGAACGCTGCCATCCAGATCGCCGGTGGCGACCGTTTCAGTCGGGTCTACAAGCTGACCACGTTCACTGACAAGAACAAGCAAGGCAAGACCTTCAAGAACTTCGTCGTGCAGCCAGCAGGCTTCCCGCCGGAATCGGTCTACCGCTTGGCCGAGCAGAATTACGCCATCTTCAAGCAAGGTGCCAAGGTCGATCACGGCTCCGCCTTTGAGAACGAGGCGGCCGGCGAGAATGGTGACACCGCACGTGGCGATGTTTAAGTCGTAATTCCAGGGATTTCTCTGAGTGGTCCCTGGCTTCGGCCCCCGGTTTGACTCGCAGTTGCCCCGGGGGCCTTTTTTCGAGAGGCGATATAGTGGAATTTCCTCGGATAGATCATTATGAAGACATCGGCATTGACTACGAAACCGATCGTCTGGAATATTGGCACCCCGAATTCAAGGTCCTTGGTGTCGGCATTGCCACCAAGGATGCTTCCTGGTTCTTCACCACCGACACCCCCAATCTTGGGGCGTGGCTCCGAGACACCCTCCCCTCCCAAGAGCGCCGGGCAGCCGCCCACAACGCGCAATTCGACCTTCAATGCACCCGTACCCTCGGGATCGACCCCCGATCCATCGATTGGGTCTGTACTATGGTCACGGACTGCTTGATCTTTGAGCACCACCTGACCTACAACCTTGAAGATGTGGCCTCCCGATACGGGGTCGATTCCAAGAAGGGGTACTGGATCGAGCAGATCATGGCGGCTCTGGGTGTCGGGACCCGCGCGGCGGCCCTCGCCCGGCTGCGGGATGCGCCCGCCGACCTCGTCGCGGCCTACGGTGCCTCCGATGCCCGTGATACCCTCTCAATATGGGGTGAGCAGTGTCGGGATCTGACCTCCCAGAATCTTTGGACGGTCCACAAGCTTGAAATGGATCTGCTCCCCGTCCTGGCCGACATGTCCTGGGGCGGCGTAAGGGTCAACCTGGAGGCGGCGCACGCTGCAATCCCGGCGTTGGACGCCAAGGAGATCGAACTCCAGAAGAAGGTTGATGAACTGGCGGGCCG